AGACCGGCGGCGTGGATGCCACAACCGAAGATGGCAGGGGATCAACGGCGCTTCTCGGGGCCGCGCGTTCGGGTCGCGTCCTGAACAAGATGCACGACGAGGACCGCGTCAAGGCGGGCGTCGAAAGCGACCCGGCGACATACTTCGGCATCGACCGCGACAAGGCCAACCTCGCCCCAGCAGGCGCGCGCCAATGGATACGAATGGCATCCATGGACCTTGGGCAGGGTGATCATGTCGGGGTTGCTGAGTTGTGGAAATGGCCAGACGCGTTTGACGGCGTGGGGGTGCGTCAGTTAATCGACGTGCAGCGCGAGGTCCACAGGCGGCACGAATCCGGCACCCCGCCGCGCTTTTCCGACCAGGCCGGAAGCGACTGGATCGGGTCCGTCATTGGCGACATTTGCGGCCTCGATCCAGACGCAGACAAGGCCAAGATCAAGACTGTTCTCAAGTCGTGGATGGCCAGCGGGAGCCTGGTCAAGGAGATGGTGGATGACGCACATCGCAAGAAAAGGCCGGTCATTCTGGTCGGCGAATGGGCCTTCGAATGACATGCGCCACCACATCAAAAACAGGTGGCGCAATGGTGGCGCAAGGTGGCGCAAAACAGACCATAAAGCAGGCTTGCGCCACTGCGCCACCACCTTGCCTCCTTACAGGAGGCTAAAGGTGGGGTGGCGCGGGTGGCGCAGTCAGCCTGCGGTGGCGCGGGTGGGGCAAAAGGAGGTGAAGATGATCAAGGCGAAGAATCACGGTGGGCCACTTTTCGATTTCGCGGATATGCCGCCAATCGGGCTGCGAGTGAAAAACCGGAGGAACGGGTTTTTGACGCTGGAAGCGGTTGACCCATACACGCGCAAAGACGGGACAGCATCGCACCTTCTTCGCTGGCGTTCGGATGACGGTCGGGAAGCAACGAGCGGACTGAGGGCCAAGAGCGTGACGTGGGTTAGAGCCAAGGAGACCCGCACATGAGCGAAGCACGCATCCTCTCGGCATTCTGGAACCCACGGCAGAAACGCTTCGTGGAACTGACCGCGCCCGAGGTCAGGCAGCGCACGGGCATCGCCATCGGAGACCGTGACGGCCGCAGCCTGATCGCGCGCCATTTCATCACCCGATACAAGGTGCAGGGCATGGCGACGAATGACTGGCTGTTCCGCCTGACACCGGCAGGCGAGGCGCGGGTTAGCGCCATGGTCGTCTTGGGCGCGCTGCCGAAGTTCACAAGCCGCGCCTTGACCGCAACGCCACAGGAGGCACGGGGATGACCAGCAACACCGGACGCAAGCGCCGCAAGGGCAAGGCCAAGGCCATGATCAGCCTGCCCGGCGAAACCGCCGTTCCGCAGGCGCAAACCACAGGCCCGCGCCGGGATAGGCCCGCAGACGCGGCAGGGACGGCGCTAGAGGCCCGCTGCCGTGTTTTCGGCGTCAGGGATACCCCGGATAACAGGAAGGCCCTTAGCGCCCCTCTTTGGGGCTGTAGCGTGGGGCGGCGTATTCTCGAAATCGGCGACGTTCATCGCGCGGAACTCTGGAACGCGGTCTACCACGCCCGCCGCACGCAAGCCGCATACGACCGGGCCATCGGCGCGCCAAACCGTTTCGCACAGGTCGCGCGCATCCTGGCCCCGGTGGACGCCATGCACGCGGATGCCACAAGCCCGGCTCTGGATACCCGAACGGTGGAGGAACGGGTGCGCCAAGCCACAACCGCGCAAATGCAGGTGGAGGGCTGGCTGGGCTATTGCGACAACCCGGCCCAATCCGCATTCAAGCACGCGGTCATCAACGCCCCGGATGATCCGATCCGCGACTGGCCCGGCGTGCTGAATTGCCTGTGGTGCATCGTCGAGGGGCTGGCAGGCGGCAAGGTGCAGGCAAGGGTGCGGAAATGAGCGCACAATGCTTGCGGGTAAAGGATGAAAATGGTAGGATTGTCGGTCTGGCAGGCGTGTCACCGCCACTTCCAGCCCTAACCAAAAATGAACGAGTGAGGTTCAATCATGGCTGACATAAGCGTTAGCACGGGCTTGGTGCTACCTAAAGCGCGAAGATTTACACAGACAAGACACCTTTGCGTACTTTACGTCTTGGCTGTAGGCCCAGATGGACCATCAAAGATTGGTTTCACAAAGGACATTATGCAGCGGATACGATCCCTGCAGACGGGCAACTGGCAGCAGATAAAGGCCTATGATTTCAGGATTGCGCTTCCGAAGAACATGTCTGGCATGTGGTTTGATCTGGAAAAATTCGCGGATCAGGGCGCGCGGTTGGCTGAAATTGAAGCGCACCGTTTGCTGACGGAGTTTGACTTGAGGCTTATGGGGGAATGGTTTGATGTATCGCCAAAGGAAGCCATGGCCGTTATCGACAAATCGGCGAATGCTTGCGACTTCCGGGCGGTCAGCCTAGAGCAAGTGGCGGGCGCTGTCGCTGATGCCCGCCTTGATCCGCAAGTCAAAGCGGCGCAGAATCGGCTGGTTCAGATCATGGCAAAGATCAAGGCGATGGCAGCGTCTGCATCGCACGAGGCGCTTGACATCCAATGCGACCTGTGACCATCTACATTATCGCTAGAAGAGCGATTGAGAATAATGCGCGCCGGGGAAACCTTGGCGCGCTTTCGCGTTCAGCCATAGGGGGATGCCATGGCAAACCCTAACCCTTCCCCGGAAACGCGGTTCAAGCCGGGCGAGACGCTCAACCCCCTTGGCAAGACCAGCGAACAGCGCAAGGCCGAAGTCAAAGCCGCAGAAATCGCCGCAAACCTTCGCCTCGCCATACTTTCCCGGATGCAGGAAAGGGTCGATCAGGGCGAAGATGTGACCGATATGCTGACCAGCGATGCCTTGCGCCTGTTCAAGGACAGCGAAGACCGCGCGCATGGAACGCCCAAGCAGTCGGTTGAACATGCCGGGCCGCGCGGTGGCCCGATACAAACGATTGACCCGTCAAAAGTATCGACCGAAACCTTGCGCGAGATCATGGGGGCGATGCGTGACGAAGCCCCTGAACCTGACGAGGGCTGACCTTCAAGCGGTTGAGCGCGAACTCTGCCGCCGATCCCTTGCCGACTTTGCCAAACGTGCTTGGCACGTTTTGGAGCCTGCGACCCCGCTGAAATGGGGCTGGGCACTGGACGCGATCTGCGCGCACCTTGAGGCGGTGACAGATGGGCAGATCAACCGGCTGCTGATGAACGTGCCGCCGGGAACGATGAAATCGCTGCTGACTGGGGTGATCTGGGCTGCGTGGGAATGGGGACCGCGCGGCAAGCCGCAGACCCGCTTTCTCGGCACGGCGCATAAGCAAGACCTGGCCGTGCGGGACAGCATGAAGTGCCGACGCTTGATCCAGTCGGACTGGTATCAGTCGCTTTGGCCCACGGCGCTTACCACCGACCAGAACGCCAAGACCAAGTTTGAAAACAGCGCCACCGGGTTTCGGGAGGCAATGGCCTTCACCAGCATGACGGGTTCGCGCGGTGATCGGGTGGTCTTGGACGATCCACTTTCCGCAGACGATGCCAATTCGGACGCGGCATTGCGCGCGGCGGAACTGACGTTCACAGAGGCCCTGCCGAGCCGGGTTAACAACGACCAGTCCGCTATCGTGGTCATCATGCAGCGGCTGCATGAACGCGACACGAGCGGCATCATCCTTGACCGAAAGCTACCCTACGTTCACCTGTGCCTGCCGATGCGATTTGAGGCGGACCTGCGCTGCGTGACGCCGATCTTCACCGACCCGCGCCAGACGGACGGCGAGTTGCTCTTTCCCGAGCGGTTCCCCGAGGCGCAGGTTGCCGACCTTGAGCGCACCATGGGCAGCTATGCCAGCGCGGGCCAACTGCAACAACGGCCAAGCCCTCGCGGCGGCGGGATGTTCAAGCGGGAATGGTTCCCGGTTGTCGGTGCAGCCCCTGCCGGTATCCGCTGGGTCCGGGCGTGGGACTTGGCCGCGACGGACAGCGCAAGTGCGGCATGGACTGCGGGCGTCAAGATGGGGCGCGGGCCTGATGGGCGGTTCTACATCGCCGATGTGTGCCGGATTCAGGGCAGTCCGGCGGACGTGGAGCGGCTTCTGGTCAACACGGCCATGCAGGACGGGGCCGATGTTCGCGGGTCAATCCCGCAAGACCCCGGCCAGGCGGGCAAGTCGCAGGCTCAATATCTGATCCGGCAGCTTGCCGGTTTCACCTACACATCATCGCCCGAAAGCGGCGACAAGGAAACGCGGGCATCACCCGTTGCCGCACAGGCTGAGGCTGGCAACGTGATGCTGGTCCGGGGCGCGTGGAACGGCGACTTTCTTGACGAGGCCGCAACCTTCCCGCGCGGCAAGTTCAAAGACCAGATCGACGCGGCCAGCCGGGCGTTCAGCGAATTGATCCGAAACAACGTCGCCAGCGCCACAACCTCAACCGTGATCGGGCTTTTCTGAAATGTCAGTCAAAACCCTTCATCCCGGCATTACCGCCGAGCGCATTGCCGAGTGGCAACTGATGCGCGACGCGGTGGACGGCGAGAGCGCAATCAAGCGCCGGGGTGAGGTCTACCTTGCCAAGCCTTCGGGCTACAAGGCGCTGCCAAACGCGGGCGCTGATGCCTATTCCGCATACCTTGCCCGCGCGCAATTCCCTGAGATCGTCGCGCCTTCGCTTTCGGCCATGATCGGCATTATCCACGGCGCGGAAATCAAGATCGAAATGCCCGATGCGATGGGCTACATCTGGGAGGACGCAGACGGGCTTGGCTTGCCGCTTGAGGCGTTCTCCAAGCGGATCACCCGCGAGTTGCTGACCATTGGCCGCTATGGCGTCTTGACCGACGCGCCCGAGGCCGGGGGCGAGCCGTTCCTCGTCGGTTATCCGACCGATTGCATCATCAACTGGGACGCGGGTTTTTTCGTTCTGGACGAAACATCCGTGCGCCGTGACGGTTTCATATGGAAGGCATTTGAGCGTTACCGCGTGTTGCAGATCGACGCAGCCGCCTATGCGCAGACGCTCTACCAAGCGCAGGCGGGCAATGCTGGCCTTCTCGAAATGGATGTGCCGGTCCTGTCCTACGGCGGCAAGCGCCTGCCGCGCATCCCCTTCGCCGTGGCAAACGCAACCGACCTATCGCCCAAGATCGAAAGCCCCCCGCTGATCGGCGTTGCCCGCGCGGCGCTGGCAATCTACCAACTGAGCGCCGATTACCGCCTGCAACTCTACATGTCCGGGCAGGAAACGTTGGTCGCAATCAACGGCGACAAGCCGACGATGGTAGGGGCGGGCGTGGTCCACGAAATGAAGGGCGGCGAAGGCCAGACGCCCGATCTGAAATACGTCAGCCCCACTTGCGCGGGCATCGAGGCGCACCTCAAGGCGATGGAGGATAACCGGATCGTCGCCATGCAGGCCGGGGCGCGCTTGCTTGAGGCGGGCGGGTCCATTCAGGAAAGCGGCACGGCGCGCAAACTGCGGTTTGCATCGGAGACGGCAACGCTTGCCAGCGTGGCGCAGTCGTCTTGCGCGCTTCTGGAGCGGGCCTTGCGCAACGTGGCGATGATGAAGGGCCTGAATGAGGATGAGGTCATTGTGACCCCGCCCGTGGACCTGCTTGACCGCACCATGACCCCGACGGACTTCGCAACGCTGTTCGGCGTCTACGAGCGCGGCGGCATGTCCTACCAGACCTATTACGACGCCGGGCAACGCGGCGGGATATTCTCGGCGGAACGCAACGCCGATGAAGAACTGAACCTGATCGACGATCAGAACATCGCCTCGGACGAGGCCTAACCCAAAGGAAAGCCGATGGCTCTCAAAGTCATGCTCGAAACACTCGAAGGCGTCGATGATGCCGTCAAAGCGCTCTACACCGAAGCGGACGGCAAGTTCGCCTTGGCACTGGACGGCGTGGACAGTCACCCGGACGTGGCAAACCTGAAATCCGCATACGAGCGGACCAAGGAAGCGGCCAAAGGCGACAAGGCCAAGGTTGCCGACCTTCAACGGCAGATCGAGGAACTGGGCAAAGGCAAGCCTGACGCGGCAGAGGTGCTGAAATTGCGCCAAGCCATTGAGGCCGAGCGCGACGGATACAAGCAGCAGGTTGACGTGCTGAACGGCAAGCTGATCGGCGTGACGCGGGACACCGCATTGCATTCGGCGTTGTCGGATGCAGGGGTCATCAACCCGACATTCGTGAAGGCCGCGACGGCGATGCTGGCCGCGCAAGTCAAGATGGACGGAGACAGGGCCATCATTGAAACCGACATGGGGCCGATGGCTTTGGCG